AGGTTATGGGCTTGTTGAGATGCTGGAGGGCTATCAGCAGGAAGTTTCCACTACGCACAACCAGAGAACTGATGCCGGTACACTTAATAACACTACAGCATTTCGGATCAACAAAGGTTCTAAGTTACACTCCATCCTCACTTTCTACCCCGGAGTTATGGTACCAGCCGACAAGGATGAAATTGAGAGGCTCGATACTAGCAATCCCTATGCGACAGACATCAACAGCGAGCAATTGACAGTCAGCTATGCTAAAGAGCGCAGTGGTGTTGATCCTGCTATGGGTGGTGCTGGTGGTGGAATTGTTAATCCTAAGCGTGGAATTTATAGTGCTGGCGGGACATTTGCTGTAATGCAGCAGGCTAATAATAGGACCTCTCTCCGAACTTCTGACATTAGGTCGGCTCATACCAGAGTGGGGAATAAACTAGCTCTTATCTACTCCCATTTCGGTATTGGTTCTAAGATCAGAGGATATGCTAACCAGGCCGATATTATCAAAGCCGCCTTTGATAGCATCAAGACCGGAAAGCTTGGATTACTAATCCGGCCTGCTAGTGCCTCGATCAATAAAGAAATGGAGAAGCAGAATGATATTCTCCTTTCTCAAACTCTTGAGCGTCTTTATGCTGGAGATGCTCAGATACTACAATCTCTGGCTATGCCAAACATGCCAGCAGAGCTTAAGGAATACTATGTAGATGTGTTAAAGGCGAAGAATGCGTTCATGAAACATATCCTTCGTAACTTCAACTATCCGGATATTGATAGATTAATTCCGGTGCCAACATTTCTGAAGGAGAACAGAAATGGCATACCAACAGGAAGGGCAGGAGGAGTTTCGCAAAATCCACAACTTGCGAGATCAGCTCAGAATCTTTTACCGCAGTCCTCTGGGGAAGGCGTTCCTAGCATACCTGTCCAGTGAGCGAACTGCTAGATTAGATGCTCTTGTTTATACCGCAAGTCGTACTATAGAGCAGCAGTATATTGATAAGGGAATAGTACAGGGATATGATGCGGTTATTAATTTAGATGATTTCTTATACTCTATGGAAATTAAAAAAGAGGAATCGAATTTAGAAGAATTCCCTTCTACTAGGGTAGATGATTAGTTGTTAAAAACAAAGGAGATAGTAAAATGCCGCAGTGGTTACGAACTGATAATAAAGAAGGCGATGGTACTGGTAGTGGCGATCGTACTATTGAGATCAAACCGGAGCAGATCAGAGAAGCTCTTAAGGATGATCTTGGTAAGATTGGCGATCTATCTACTAGCATGAGTGCCGTGATGGATTTCATCAACGAGCAGAAGGCTGACAAGCAGCGTAAGGATGAAGAAGCTGAAGCTGCGCGTCGGGCTGCTGATAATAAAACAGATGATATCGACTGGCTTAATGACCCAGAAGGCGCGACTAAGAAAACAATGCGTCCTCTTATCGAAGGCCAGGCTGCTATGGCAGCGATGCTTATGAGAAAAGAAACTCTTGGCGATATGGATTATTACAAGAGTGATCCTGATTTTAAAGCTAAGGTTGATACGCTAATTGACCAACAGCCGCTCGGTCTTAGGTCTAATGCTTCTGTTATTATGAATGCATATAAAAGTGTATACTTCGATATGCGACAAGAGATTTCAGAAGGCAAAGTAAAGAGCGCTATGTCAATGAACTCGAATAATGGCGGAGGGTCTGGTACTGGCAAGCAGGGTTCTGATGGCGGCGATTCTGATATTACAATGACAGCCGAGGAAAAACAGTACGCTCGTAAGCTTGGCATCAGTGAAAACGATTGGATGAAGCAGAAGAAGGAGCTTGAGTATGTCTAATACCCTTTTGGATAATGAGAGTAATGCTAGTGAAGTAGTTGAGAGGGTAGATGATTTGGCTGGGGCTATTGCTAGCAAGCCGTCTGAAGAACTTAAAAGCACAGCTGCTTCTTCTGGGTTCAAAGTAAAACCTAAGATTTCTGTAGAAATACCAAACCCTAAAGTAGAGGAGCCTGCTGAGGCTGTTATTAAAGCCGCCACTAAACAGCAGGAGGCTTTTCGAGTTAATGCGGAGAACGCGAGTAATAAGGTCACTGACGGAGTTGCTCATTTCGATTCATTGAAAATCAAGAAGCCTACTAATGTAGACTTTTCCCATGTAACAGAAGATGATGTTTATAATCTAGATATTCCAATGGAGGCTCGTCCTTTTAGCAGTGAGGACTCTCTTAAGGTTGTATTAGTAGATAGCGGTTATGTTGCTCGGTGGGTTAACAAAGACCCGCGTCGGCTTGGTGCTATGATCGCTCGCGGTTTTACTTATGTAACTGCTAAGGATCTGGCCGAGCGACTAGAAGTCGAAGTAAGTGCAGATGCAGAGGGTCATTTTTGTTTAGGTGATGTTATTCTAATGAAGGTTTCTAAATCTTACTATTACCCCGCTATGCGTGCTGCTCACTTGCGTTCTATTATTAGCATCGGAGCAAAGGGTGCCCATAAAGCTGCACTTGCTAATGTCAATAACTACATGACAAAAGAAACAGGCGGAGCTTATAATGAAGAGGCAGAAGCTGGTAAGATCGCTTTCTACTCTCCGAATCTTAGCATTTAGTAATACAGTAGTGATACTGTAAGTAATAAGAAACAGAAATAAAAATCCAAAGAAGGAATAAAAGATGCCTGCTAATTTGACAGTTCACGAACCGATTGGTTCTGTGCAGACTATCAGTGGCAACACTCCTCTTACTGACGCCATCAGCGAACTTGCTGGACAGACCTTTCTGCTTGGGGTTCCTGTTCAACTAGCAGCTTCTGGTTATATTCAGAAGTGGGACGGTGCTACTGTAGCGGCCGGAATTGCTGGGTTCTCACTCCAGCCAGCACAGAATCTTGGTAGTAATGGAAAACAGACTCCTGGTTTGTTTTCTCAGGTTGGTAGCCCTGGGTCGATTCAGACTTATGGGTCTGTTACTAATCAGCCCTCAGCTGTTAACGTCGCACTCGGTGCGCCAATGGCAGATGGCCGGACTTATTTCGAACAGGCCAATGATGATACAATCTTCGAGGCTCAGTTTGATAACTCGGCTGGTGCTGTAGTTGCTGATTATACTCCCACGATTGCTATGGTAGGTGATCAGTTTGGTATTACCTTCGACGCTGGTGGAACTGCTTATGTCGATGGTGGTAAGACTACGGCGGGGACTAATACAGTAGTTGTTATGGTAGGACTGAATCCTGATGATCTAGTACAGGCTGGTACTCCTAACACCTACATTCCAAATGCCCGTGTTCGCTTTAAGGTTCTTCGTTCTGCTCAGCAGTTGAACGTTTGATAATAACTAAAACAAAAGGAAAATAACCAAATGGCTACACAGGTACGTGGTGCATTTCCTAAACTGCTCGCTGCTGGTTTGAACCACATCTATCTTGATGCGGTTGAGACTGAACAGCGGTCAGAGGAATATCAGATGATTTTCAATGTAGAAACATCTGATAGCGCGTATGAGCAGGATGCTAAGTTTACTGGCTTTGGTCCGCTACAGGAAAAGCCAGAGAATACTCCTGTTTCTTATACTGGTATGACTCAGCTTGGTGACAAGCGGTATATCCATCTTACTTACGCTCTCGGAGTACGAACCTCCAAGGAACTTTACGATGATGATAAGTACGGCATCATTAAGAAAGCTCCGGTGGCTCTTGCTCGCTCTGAGCGTTATACTAAGGAAATGGTTGCGATGAATATTCTCAACCAAGGCTTTAGTGCTAATATTGTGACAGCTGATGGCGTGTCATTATTTAACAGCCAGCATCCTCTTGGTGGCGGTGCTGCTGCTACTAATACTGGTCCTGGTCTTAGCAACGTGATTTATGCTGCTGGTACTTATCCTAACAGGCCGTCGACAGATATTGATCTAAGCGTTACTGCATTACAGCTGGCGACTAATCAGTTCGAGCGGCTTGTTGATGGGCAGGGACTTCCTATCACAATCCGTCCGAAGATGTTGGTAATTCCTCCTGAGCTTAAGTTCATCGCTCGTGAGATTCTGGGTTCTCCTGGTAAACCCGGGACTTCTGATAACGACATCAACTCCCTGATCGGTGAGGATCTGACTTTTATGGTTTCTCACTATACTACCAGTCAGGGTGCTTGGTTCATGCTGTCGGATAAGAAGTATCATTACTTGAAGTTCTACATGCGTCAGGCTCCTAAAATGTCGTATGATGATGACTTCGATACCGATGCTATCAAGCAGAAGACCACTATGCGTATTAGCGCAGGTGCTACTGACTGGCTTGGTACTTGGGGATCGAACGGTCCTTAGTATAAAGTTGCCCGGCTCGCTACTCCTCCGGAGTTAAAGCAATATCGGGCGATTGGTGTGGGGGTGGGTACTAAATCTCCGCCCACCCTCCCCAATTTAAAGATCGGAGTTTTACTATGCCGATGGATGGGATTCATACTTTTAATCAGGGTGCTTGGCATTATTGTAGTAGATGTGGTCGACGGGCTAAGTTAGACTCCGAATTAGAATGGCAGTATGGTAAGTTGTTATGCTATGATTGTTATGATCAGTATCCTGTTATAATAGGAGCGATCGAACAGCAACAAGCCGTAGCACTTTCAACAATAGTCCAGAATCCTGATTTAAGGCCGAATGAAAAATTAGTAAATCCTACAGTAGAACAATCAGATGATGATATTCTTCTATAACCGCGGCGCAGCGCACTGTAATCTGTGATTGGAGAAATAAAAATGAGAACTGCTGGTGTTTTGCTAATGGACACGCCCCTTCCTGATGGGCGTATTTTTGTGCCCGCTGGCGAGGCTGTTAGTAATCCGACTGTTGCTGTAAGCGCGCTTGGAGTAATGGGCGTCGCTATCGCAGCTGGCGCAGCTGCTACTTATGATTTTAGTATCGGAGAGCTGCTACTAAGATACGGAATGCAGGATGATGCTCAGTCGCAATTTGGTATGGGATCTCCTGTTGGTGGATTTCAGGGTGCTCAAGCACAACCGACGCCTCCAGCACAATTCACTACTCCTTATGGACCGACGGGTAGACCTCCGTTCGCTGCTTCTAGTTTTGGTCAGCCTGTTACTAATAGGCCGAAAGGTATCAAGCCAGTAGCTATTCATGCTGTTTATAGCGTTATCGGAGTAGCTCTTACTTCCGTAGCTGTCTCACTTGCTAAAACTGCATTCGCACAGGGAGTTGCTCCGGTTGTTACTACACTAATTAATGCTATTACTGCAGGTAATCCTACTGGAGTTGCTGCTACAAATATTGGTACTGTTGCCGTGCCGGCCAATCTTCAGAGTTTTCTTACTGACCCTTACGATGTTCTAACAGCTCGCGTAGTTATCACAAGCCCCTCTGGTTCTACTGGGGTCTTTTATGGTTTCTACGTCGATACTCAGTTCAACTTTAACTAAGGAGTAAGCCAATGGCTAATAACATAACAGGCACTCCTTGGTCGTTGGACACTGTAGGCGATGTTTGGGATGCTAGGCTTTATATCGGTAACATTATGTGGCTAGGTGGGGCTGATACTGATACTCTGCTTATCCAAGATAACATTGGTCGTGATATTATTCGCGATACCTGGGGTTCTGGTATCAGTCATAATTACGGTTGTCTAAAGTGGGTTAATGGGCTTCATATTATTACCATTGGTGGTGGCGAAGTTATCATAACCCCGCAGAATAAATAAGTAGAAAGGATAATATCCGTGGCGTCTGGTATTGTAAAGCGAGAGACTAACAGATATAATGCTGTGTACGAACAGCCTTATGGTGGCGTCGCAAGTGATGCTGACGCCTCGGATATTGCTCCTAATGAATTTGCAGTAGGTGACGGAGTTTTTATTAAGAACGGCCGGATACTATCAGCCGGCTGGGGTAATTCGACGACTTATAATTTCTCGGATGTTGTTGGTAAAGGTTATTTCAGCGGGTCAGAGACGAGTTATGGAAATATAACTTTTGTCCTGTTAGTAAAAAAGAACAATGGAGCTTGGGTTACGGTAGCTTTGGATAATGCTGGTCGAGCTTATTACTACGACCCATTTAGTAAACACTTCGTATTAGACCAGCAATTGCCTGCTGCTACTATGAACTCGATTTCTTGCCTACAGGTGATAGCTGGGGTTGTGTATGTTTTCGATTATGTAGCAGGTGCGATTTATGTTTATGTGCCCCTAACATCATATACTGTCGGTTCTACCTTTGTAGGCGGTCAGTTCTGTATGGTACTGGATAACTACCTAATCACAGCTAATACAAACCAACCTACTGATAGCCCAGCGGTCAAAGAGAACAGATACAACTGGTGCGCACCTTTTGCTTATACTACTTGGGACCCCGCAATAGATAGAACAGCTGGTTTTAATACCCTAAGCTCTGCGTCGGATTCTATCACAGGATGCTTTGCTATGGGTAATGTTGGATATATCCTGAGAAACGAAGGACTAACCCAACTAACTCCTACTGGTATCGCTCTATCGCCTTTTGACGTGACTAGCGTTTGGGACTCTTTATTTGGAATCGGATGCACATATCCTGATACATTCGCACAGTATGGTAGCTTTGCCATCTGGGGAAATACTAACAATTTCTATGCTTTCTACAGCGGAAATGTTCCTGAGGGGATTACTGGTAGTGCGAAAGTAGCTATTTACGCAGATATCAATAAATACGAATCCGATCCTCTTACTAATGTGGAGACTTTAGTATCAGGAGCGTTCTCAAATACCAGCGAGAACTCAATTCTTCCTGAGCTTACTTATACTTTATGTATCACCCATCAGAACTCTCTCGATCCAGCTTTCGCTCAGGCTATTATTTGGACTTATAACGTAGCTAATAAAGCGTGGACTCGGCAATTTTTTGATCTGGCGGCGATAATTCAACAACTCGCTGGGATAGCAGCTGTGAATATTGGATCTTTACAGCCAGGTAAAGTAATTGGATTACTACAACCTAATAAAATAGGCTTGTTAACAGCCCTCCCTCCTCGTCGTATCGCAGCTAATTTATTAGTTTCCTTCGCTGTTGGGCTCAATAATTATAGTTTTATGTTCGCATTTTACTATAATGAAACAGGTACTAACACTCTAACCGGTACAGCACAAATAGGGTTGAATGTAATATATCGCGAAGAGGAAATGAGACTAGGTACCAAGCCCACTGTCAGGGGAGTTATAGTAAAAGCTGCTGGTACTGGTACTTTAAAGGTCTTAGTAAATGACGAAGAGTTTTCTGATATTGCGGTTAATAGTTCATCGGCTAGTGTTTATAGGTCTTTCGGTGTTTTATCCGAAGAGAACCCACAACTAACACTCAGTTCAGTAGATTTCGACGGTTATGTAGTAAAAAGCACTATGGATATAACCTACGACGAAGGAGATCCACTCTAATGAGAATAATGACTCCTTCGGTTGTTTCTAATCAACTACTACAAAATCAATCTATCTATAAAGGACAGCGCGGGAATAATAGTTTTGGCTCTCCTACTGCTTGGGATGCTGGTGGCATCCCAACAGTTTTCAATCAGGATACTATGGACGGCCGGTTATTTAGAGTCACTTTCGTAGCTGCTAATACCGATCAAATAATCGAACACGACCTTAATAGAGTTCCGGTTGGTTACTTAGTAGTCAGAAAAGACCAGACCTGTGACGTGTATGACGGGTCAATAGGGGGATGGACAACCACTGATATTGTGCTAAAGTGTACAGTAGCAGGTGCTGATACCACTCTGTATATATTCTAACGCCGGAGATTTTAAAAAATGTCTTTTACAATGCAGGATATTGCTTACGGTGTCGGTGGGACTGCTACTACCCCTACAGGTGGTGTTACTAGTCTACTTGCTAACAGAGGCGATCTGCTAGAACGCGGGCTTTATCAATGGATTTATGACGCAGTTCTGGAGATAAGTAGGGATTTTAGATTCCAAGACCTCGAAAGAACTGGACCCATTATACAGTTTCAACAAGGAACTGTTTCTTATAGCGCCGATTCTCTTATAACAACAGAAGACCAAGGTCATGTCGTTAATTTAGAACCTAGCTTTGTCCGATTTTTTAACCCTTACTATCCAGTAGCAGGTGGTTCTTATACTAATTCAAGCTCTACTCTTAAGTGGAAAACCATAGATGCTCTTGAGTTGATGTTCAATACGCCGGGGATTCCTACTTATTATAGTAGATACCAGAATAAATTCTGGGTCGCACC